AAACAGATATTCTTGTTTCATGGTTATTTAAAACTGTTCCGTGCTGACTAACTTTCTTATTTAGTTGCTCCCTATCTTTAGCACTATCAGCTAAGTTGTGGTTAAGCAGCTCAATTGACCGTGTCAATGGCTCAACTGATTGCTTGAGCGATTCTGTATTATCTCGTTGTATCTTTTCAGCCATTCTTTTATCTGGTTCAGATACTAATTTTTTGTATATCCAAATTAATGCTCCTCCTATAATGGTAAAACTTGTAATTATTGAGGTCATTTGTGTTGCTAGTCCACTCCACTCCATACTGTTCCACCTTTCTTTAAATAAATTAATTCAATATAAAAAGACCCACTCGATTGAGTAGATCTTCGTTTAAATTTACCATTACACAACTGCAGCTTCAGCAGCAAGTTCATCTTCGATTGCATATACAAGATCCGTAAATGCGGCAACATCACTTCGAACTTGAGTTTTGTTTGCTTCATACAGTTCAGCATTTTGTACATATTGGCTAATATTGCCTACACCTGTATCACTAGGTATCATGGAGTTTAAAGAAACCACCACTTGACCGTTTATTTCTGAAGTACCGTTTAAGTTGATTTGTTTAGTTGATTTTAACATATTATTTTTCCTCCTTAGTTTCTTCTTCTTTATTTTGTGATGCTTTTAATTCTTCCATTTCTGACGATAGAGTAGCGACTTGAATTTTCAAGTTCGCATTCTCAATAGCATAACCTGTGATAACTGTATTGATTGCTTGTTCGTTCATTGTTTAACCTCCCTTCAATATGCGTATTTCTTCTTTCAAGTCTGCAATCTCAATACTAAATTCTTTGTATATTTCTTGAATTGCTTTTGTATTAAAAATGCTCAACATATATGTGTCAATAGCCAATCCATCAGAACTTGCCACTTCATAACTATCTTCAGAAATCAGTCCTACTTTTTTATCGTTTATACCGTTGCTTATATCTTGTATCATGTCATACGATACAACATTCAAGCTATTAATTATTTGTAAACCAGAACCTTCATATGCGCTTATATTTGTTTTAAGCGTCCTACTAGAAACACTTTCAAAGTTTTTAGCCTTGACCGTCCACCAGTATGTTCCATCAGTTGTTTCAACTTTTCCTGTACCTGTAGGCATAAGTCTGATACTTCTATCGCCATATCTTTCAGTTTCTAAACTACCAGCAGTTACAGACATTGTAGCTGCAGAAAAGTTTGAAGCAACTGTCAATTTGCCGGCTTTTACTTCATTCCAATTTTTTGAGATGTTTGCTCGAACTTCAAAAGTACCACTAGGAGAAACTAAAGCACGAATATTTCCACCTTCGGCTTCTAACCTTTGAGAATAATTATTCCCACCGCCTTCTAAAAATTGAATATATTGATATGAACCGCTACCACCACCAACTAGATATAGCGAAGTATTTTTTGATGTTCCAGTGTTTCCGGAACCAGGTACTAATTGTAATCCTTCAGCATTGTATCTTAAATATCGTGTTTGACCACTGTTTTGAAATTCAATTTCTCCTTGATCAAAGATTAAATTATCTCCGGTTGAAGGATTACTAAAATTCATTGAACCTGTATTCAAGTTCCAAGCGCTATTCGCTCCTGTAATCGTACCAGTAACGATCTTAGAAGCATTCATATTTATGAGATTGACCACCGAAGCATTTAATGTTCCAGTTGTGATTCTATCAGCCGAAATGTTAATCGCTTTAATATTATTAATAAAAGCAGTCGTCATTGTTACATCACCATCGAGTTGAATCCTTTTACCTTGTAAGAGAATACCCTCAGTTGAGATATTTATTTGACTGATTACTTTGCTTGATTCAACCCTTAAATTAATAGCACTATCGAGTTGTGTCATTTTACTGTTGTAGGTAGATGACTCCACCTTAGTAGTAATTTGAGTAGCCAATTGAGTTACTTGAGTTTGTTCTGCCTTTGCTACAACAGTTGTCTGAATACCGTCAACAGTAGCATTTAAAGTTGTAAATTTTTCAAGAGTTGCCATATCTTCGGGTGCGGGCGACCAATCTTTTGATGTTTTTTCTCCTTGGACTAATTTTACCCATTCTACCGTTGCATTGACATATTTCCCTATTGGTTTGCTGTACATATTTATGAATCTAAAATCAACTAAATTAGGCATCATAAAAGTTTTTCGGTAAATTCCATTATTATCCTTGTCTTCTTCTGAAATGGTAACCATGCTAGGATACCCACTTCCATCATAAACATTAAAGTAAAAACCAGTATGAACCGAACTATCTACCAAACCTTTCACTACAAGGGTATACATTTCTTCACCAGTTGGTTTTTTGGCAAATTGATATGTTCTTAAAATATAACTTGAATTAGTAGTAACAACTCCACTTCTAGCTAGTATGTTTGTTTCACTAATTTCTATATTACTCAAATCAGTACTCACTTTAGTTATTGAAGCGCTTAAGGTGCCAGAAGTAGCGTTTAAAACTGTTTCAGTTACATAATTTTTGCCGGCAACTAATGTATCAACTTGAGATGAAGTTAGTCTTGCATTGATAGCTGTTGAGTTAATACCAATTTGATTGCTATGAGTATTTACAGTTCCGGTTAAAGTATTAACAACCGAACTATCAGCTTTTAATGCTAAACCGTCAGCAGTAGCTTTAATGTCAGTCGTGTGTTTTGACACCGTACTATTCAAGGTATCAGTCACCGTTCTATCAGCTTTCAATCCAATAGCTGTTTGAGATTGATAGATCAAAGTCGATTGATTTGACACCGTACCGTTCAAAGTATCAAAAGATGCTTGACTTGCTTTTCGGCTCAACTCACCGTTAATGTCAGTAATTTGTGTTTGAACATCTTCAGGAGAAGGTGACCAAGCACTACCTAGGTTACCTGTCTCTAATTTCCATAACCTATAATCTAATTGTTGGCCACTATATATATTACCAAAAGGGAAGTACCCCGTTACATATGTGAAAGTATGAAAAATTCTAGTCCAAACATTCGCTTTTATGCCAGAAGTAATTGTCATATTATAATCGAACCCTACAGAACCATCATTCGGTATTCGTACATCTACCCCTATAGTATATTCTTTTCCTACAATACAATTTGCACTCATAAAATTATAGATAGACATTTCATATGTTGAAATATAACTAGCTGTAGCAGTAACTCGATAATATGGTATTGTTTCATTTGTCATTAATACTGCTGTACCAGTTCCACTTGAGTTTGGCAAAGTTTTAATATATTTGCTATTTAGTATTAAATTATTTACTCCAATATTGAGATCATTAAAACCATCTAACGCAATTTGAGCATTTGTAATCGCAGTACCGGCATTTGTAATAGCTATACCAGCATCACTTTTAGCTTGATTTGCTAATCCAGTAGCTTCTAGAGCGTCTGTAACAGCTTTTGCTGAATCAATTTGAGCAAAGCCGGCATCTTCAATAGCTTGGTCTGCTTTTGCCACTGCATCGTTTGCTGATTGGGTGACGATGGCTATTTCGTCGGTGTGTTTTTCTACTTCTTTGCTAACTTTGTCTAAATCGCGCGTACTCAGCATTAACTTCCAAATACTGCCATCCCATTGATACATGTTTTCGTAAATGCCATCAGGTTCGTACCATAGATCACCAATGTTTCCAGGAACTGGTTCTTCTAGCCCTCTGTAGATGACATTTAAACCATCAGCTGTTAATTGAATCGTATTTACTCGTTTTACAATTGTCTCCAATTTGCCATCAACTGTTGAATTAATACTATTCGATAAACTAGATTTTGCTTCACCAACTTCGATGGAATCGTATTGCTCTAGTAAGTCATTCCAAACTGTTTTTATGATTTTTGCCGACGTATTGACATCTAATTGTTCAAAATAAACAAAAATATTATCGCAAAGATTTACTTCTTCTAATATCGCTAAATCTTTGTAATCTAGTGTTTTAGCTAAATCAATATACTTAATTTGCATATTAACTTTAGGAATACCAACTCCATTTGAATTGATATAAGAGTTTGCACGACTTCGTAAAGTGATCACATCTTTTATTTCATCACTAGAAAAATCAACTGGAAGTATTTTACGACGTGCATAATTTCCAACATACTCGCTATCAACAAAATATTCTGGTAACGTCAGCAATACTTCTTTGTTGCTATCATCTTGATAAATAGCATACGGGTAAATGGATGTAAAAGTTTCTGCAATGGATTCTTCTTGTGTTAGATCCACAAGGTTCCTGCCATAAGCAATTAACGCCCCTGAATTAACACCGCGCTGTGCCATTAGACGTATACTGTAGTTGTCAAACCTATACTCACCACCATATGTTTCTAGAATTGAACCAGATACACCGCCTAGAGCTTCACGAGCGTTCTTAACCTCTTTTATGGACCACGAGCCACTGCCAGTTGTAGTAATATCACTTGCTACAATAAACGGACTATCATCCACAAGGTTATTGTTCCAAGTATTTAAAGCTTGACTAGCGCTACCAGTGTAATTAACTATTGGTTTTAAAGCCAAGTCTTGTGTTAAATAAGAAACATGTTCTGCATTAACGGTAATAATTCCGTCAGTAGGTTTAGTGATTCGAATAATCTTAAAAAGCTGACCTTTTAAGTTATGTCCAGCATCTGCTTTTATCAATCGATCTAACTTTATTTCATTTATTCTTGTTCCCTCAATTGGATATTTCATTTCTAACTCAAACATTCCATTGCGTTCTTCTGTAACCAAAATAGAGACGGCATCATCTAGTGGTCCTAAACCTAAATGATTAAAATCTGCCTCATTTGATTTATATAAAATAGCCACTAAACAACCGCCTCCCAACGTGGTGTAATTTCTACTTTAGTAACTGGTCCTGTCCAAGTAATAACGTTGCTTCCTGAAATAAGAATTGGAAACAATGGTTTAAGATTAGCGTTCATTTTTTGGAACTGTTGCAAACCATCTTTGTGAACGCTCATTTGTGCTGAATCAATTGTTATATATCCATCTACAGATGTTAAGATAAGCCAATCAGTACCATTGTTTTTAAGTGTGATATTACCTGTGCCAGTGATTTTTATTAATGGTTTAGCCACACGTTTTTCTGGATTGAATAACGTTTGGCCACCAATTACTGTCAGTGGTGTTTGACCATCGTTTTTATATTTATAAGGTTTGCATCTAAATTTAATTATAGCCTTGCCAAATGTCTTTAAAACATCTTTAATATCGAAAGATTCATAACAAATCGCTTCATAAAAATAACCCTCATAACCACTAAAAGTTAGTTTATCCCAACTAATATCGCTTCTAAGCCATTCTGATATTTCTTTCGCTGACCTGTCAATTGTTTTTCCGCCTGGAACCATCAAACTAACAGTGAACTGTTTGTCAAACCCTTTCAGACGTCCTTTGTCTATGATTAAATCGCCATCGAGACCCGGAACTTCAAATAACTCAACATCACGTTCAGGGGTTGTGAAAGCTAAATCATTACTAACAATCAAACCAAACTCACTCGATTTTCTGCCCTTATACTCGAAAAAACTTTCTATTATCACAATCTAGCCCCTTCCTGTGATGTTATCCATGCCATTTCTGCCATCGCTTGTCTAATATCTTGTTTGTTGTTCCACACCAAGTTCTCTACATTAAATATATTTTTTGTTTCGGTATGGACTGTTTCACTATTTGTTTTACCTACTGTGTTTTTTCCACTATCTGAAATGATAGCGTGGCTCATTGCTGATTCTATTGATAAAGTTGGTAAAGACGTACTAAGGTTTATATCTGTATCAAAACCAGTTTGTATTTTGTTAGCCATTCCACCAACGGTTTTTTGAACATTTTTGAATTTGTCTTGTAGACTTTCATCCAAACCACCCATTATTGCATTACCAGCTGGTATCAATAGTTTTCTATCGTAGTCAATCGGACCTTTGTGGTCTTTAATCCAACCAGCAATCCCACCAACGAAACCTTTTACTTTCTCGTATGGAGCTTTAAGACCACTCAAAAAACCGTCCATGATAGCTGAACCAGCACCACTTATGTCAATGTCTTTCAAACCAGTAAACACGCTTTTAACAGTATCTATTGTTCCTTTTATTGATTCAGATGCACCAGAAACAACACTTTTTATACTATTGAAAGAAGTTGACAATCCTGATTTTAGCGAGTTACCTGTAGTTTTTAAACCGTTAAATACAGTTTTGACAGCATTTACAACAGCTTTTATAGAATTACCAACTGTTGATATAACGGTTTTAATACCGTTCCACGCCCCACTTAAGACAGTTTTTAATGATCCACCAGTTTTACCCAAAGAACTAAAAACTGATTTTATAACACTGATTACTTTTGATATGCCAGAACCGGCTAGTGAGATACCGTTTTTTATATTTGTGAAAGCACTGGTCAGCATCGTTTTGAGTGACGTTCCAGCTCCACCTAAGCTACCAAAGAAACCAATTACAAAACCGATCCACGTCGCTACAGTTGTTAATGCTGGTACAATGGCTTTAAAACCATTGACTAAGAAGGCTATGACTGGAGTTAAGAAAGTTATTACTGTTCCTATCGCACTAAATGCTGACGAAACACCAATTAGAATACCTTTTAGCACTCCACCAATAAACGCACCTAAAATTTGTAAAACTGGCATTAAAGCAGTTGCTAAAACTGCGATCAATGGTTGAGCTGCGTTCCACATTTTTACAAATGAATCGACTACCATTCCAATAGCTGGAGCGACAATTCCCATCATGACAGTGAAAGCGTTCGTGATAGCTGGAATAATTGCAGCAATCAACGTTTGTAGACCTGTAAAGTCTAATTTTGTAAATGCAATAGCTATCATTTCAATGAATGGTGAAAGTGATGCCATAATTGTTTGAAATAACACTGGTATCTGACCAAATACTGTTTTAAATGATTCCACAATAGGAGCAATTGTTGTACCTATTGAAGCCATTAAACCAGCCATTCCGCCAGATATACCGATACCTAAATTGCTTAAAAGATTACTACCAGCCGCCATAAATGATGGAGCAGCTGCTTGAAAAAACGTGGCTATTGCAGCCGGTAACGCTTTGAGTACATTCGCTACCATTGGAAAGAAGTTATTTATAAAGAATGTGGATGTTGTTGTTGCTAACGCTTGTAACGCTGGTTGTATATCTTGACCAAGTGACAATCCACCTAATACGTTTGAAAAGGCTGCTTTCATTGAAGCAAGTGAGCCACTGAAAGTTTCAGCTGATTCTTTTGCAGTTGTTCCAGTGATTCCTAATTCTTCCTGTACTGCGTGGATAGCACTATAAACATCATCTAAATTATTAATGTCATACTTGACACCTGTTAATTTTGTTGCATCTGCTAGAAGGCGTTCCATCTCACCTTTTGTTCCCCCGTAGCCAAGTGCTAAATTATCTAACCGTTTGTACCCCCTATTTCTAGGTATTTAAAAAGACCTACAAAATGTGCAGGTCTTAGGGACTAGACTATATCTTCAACTAATGTAAAAATCCAACCTTTTTTACGGCTTCTTGTATATAAATAATTATATTTTAATTGCGACTTATTGCATTCAAAATACTTCGCTGTGTCATCTCTTGAATTAAATCGAATGGTTTTATTAAGACTTTTGTTAAAAGCTAAGACAGGTTTTTTTCTATTATCAATTCTTGATTCATAACCATATCCCCAACAATTTTCAGAAATAGTGACCCACCTCAAATTTTCTACCCTATTATCAAGCTTATCGCCATTAATATGATCAACTTGTGGTAATTTTTTATAATTATCAATAAACGCTGTTGCCACTATCCTATGAACGTACAAAGGACTAGTTTTTCTACCTAACATTATTTGATAATATCCACTTGTTCCAATCCTAGCTTTTAAAACTCTTCCTGTCTTGTCGTTCCTAATTTCACCAATTTTATTTACTGAATAATTTGGTTTACCATCGATTTTAATCAATTCCATGAATACCCTCCTAAGTGGCTTTACTACTTATATTATACCTCTTATTTGTGGTAAACACAACTATATATACTAGATATTTACATTAGTTGGTACGCACTTCCATTATCGTATCAATAGATAATGTACTCGGTGACAAACCGATAGTCGTTTGACCTTCCTATTTCTAGGCTTGGCACAGGATTGTCATAGGTTTTACCCCTTAGAGTTCCCCTGTTAGCACATACTTATTTTTTGTTTGTGTATGCACACCTCTGATAGAGTTCACGTACATTCATCTGCATAATCACTTATGCAGCGGACATTAAACATTTCTGTTCTATCGTATAGTTTTGCTTTGCGAATCCTTGATAAGCGTTTTGTATGCCTTCCATACTAGAACCCATCTTATTAGCATTATCAGACATGTCTACCAGTGCCATATTTGCCTTGTCTGCTGCCGCTTCTGTATCTCCGCCCATAGATTGTAATAGACTAGCACTAAAGCTTGTCACACTCTCCATGTAGTCATTTGCTGACAGTCCAGATGTTTTATAAGCTTCATTTGCGTATGCTTTAACCTTGTCAGCACTACCTTTAAATAGTGTTTCAATACCGCCTAACGATTGTTGCAAGCTCGCTCCTTCTGTCAGTGACTTTCCAATGACCGCACCTAATGCAACGCCTGTAGCTGCTACTGCTGCTACTGCTGCGACTTTCAATCCCATACCTAACTTACTACCAGCACTTTGACCGGCTCGCTCGGCTTCTGGATCGAATTGTTTTTGTATTGAGCCAGATATACCTTTTGCTGACGGCATCACCTGTATATATGCTTGACCTAATTCTGTAGCCATTTATGAACCTCCCTTCCTTGTGTTTTTTAGAAGTTCGTTTCTCTTGTTTACAAAGTCCTCGCCAGAAGTAAACGCAATTACATTTTTCTCTTTTGGTTGTGTATTCATGATCGTATCTACCAACGAAGCTGGTTTATTCACACCTTTTTGACCGTCTTTACTTTGTGACCATAGCCAGTAACTTAATTTGTCACTTATTCCAGCCAATAAAAGTACGTCTAAATCCACTGGTTGATTACTCATTTTCATCTTGATACGTGAATTATTCTTTAAACCAACAGAAAAAACAGCTACCGTTTTTAGTGGCAACTGTCTGTAATCGTATATGTGATAAGTTTCTGCAAGGTCGCACATGAGTGCATCCTCGTCAGTCTTTATCATTCTTGCAAGGACTAAGAGTTTTTTGTTTCACCTTGTGATTGGAACATTTCAGTAATTTCATTTGTGAACTTTTCAACTGGAACAATTCCGTTTTTTGTTCGTACATGATCTTTTAATTTTTTTGTTTCTTTTTCACTCAATAGTAATTTAACAACTTTAGAAATTGCCAGTGGGTTTTCGTCAATCTCACTGATAGCTTCTAATAACTCATAGTTATTTAAACGTTCTTCTGACAGCTCGTATTCAAATCCTGATTTAGTTTTCATCTATTACACCACCACTGGTTTTTGAATGTATTCATAGTGAGTATTACCTGTTTCGTCTGGCATAGCTTGAATAGTTGTTTCATATCCAATCGCATCGGCATCTGTGTAGCTGATTTCACCAATCTCTGATACTTTACCGTTTGGAACAACGATACGTTTTAAAATTCCACCATTAAGAACAACATCCACAACTAACACGTGCTCTGTCAATTCTTTTGAGTTTGCTTTGATTGTGATACCTGTT